TGATTATATCATTTCGCAGTAGGTCTGTCAAGATGTTTGTGGATATTCGTCTGTAATTCCACAAATATAGTCTTTTTGATAACATTACGAGGAGGAACACTATGGTACCGGAAACAAAAAACACCTGCGAACAGGTGTTTGGAAAAAGATTGAAAGAGCTTCGCAAGGAGCATGGCTGCACCATCGAGCAGTTCGCAGATATGGTGGGTATTTCAAAAAGCACACTGGGTTATTATGAGAATGACAAGCGTATGCCGGATATTGAGATACTCGCAAGGATTTCAAATGTGCTGAATGTAAACGCAGACTACCTTATTGGCAGAACTAACACAACAGCGCAGAAAGGAAAGATGAAAACTGTGTGCGAGTTTACGGGATTGTCCGACCAGGCGGCAGAGTATCTTTCGGAGCTTGTGGAGAACAGGGACTACGCAAAGCTGTCTGTAATAAATCATCTGTTCAAGGCGCTTTGCGAGGATTATAGTTTCTATTGCCATGAAAAGAACGGCGGGGAGGAAGCGGCTTCAAGCATTCTCGGTGCATTGTTTTACTATTTTGAAAAGTGCTGTTATTCAGAAAATGCATGGGAGGAATTTGTTGATATAGGCGCCGAGGAACGTAATCGTGTTCTTAGGACGGCTTACAAGCAGTATCTGTTTGACCTGGTGACGGAGGCGGTTAAGAATAGTGCTAAGGATTATGCGGAATATTATATGCCAAGGGAGTGAAACTACATATACAAAATCGACCTTGAGTTTTTGTGCTCAAGGTCGATTGAATTAATAATCATCATAGATTATTCTGATAATTCAATAGTCATAGTGTTATTGTTTTCGTCGCAATAAGAAAACGAATTGTTGTTGATTACAACACTTTCAACATTTATTATCAGCGGAAAGAATTCACCGTATTGTCCTTCAGGGAAGTACAAATCTAAGATTTCTCCGTCAAATTGGAATAGTGTTGCATAGTAAGCGATGTTGCCTTTGATAGAAATTGGAACAGCCACCAATATAAATACAGGGAAAACATCAGTTTCGCCAGCAATTAACTTGAATTCACTACCTTCAGGTATTTCATTATATGAACCAATTCCTAAAGCAGGGCTTGCTACCTGTCTTTCATATTCGTTATTATCCGAATCTATCACTTTAAGCGTAATTTCATGTGTGATTTTTCCGTCAGGAAAAACGCCATAGCCTAGCTTTACACTGTAGTTTTGGGTACTTATTGATATTTCCTTATCAGTTGTTTCTAGGAATTCCGTTGTTGTTTCAGAAGTAACGTTAGATGATATTGCTGATAATTCAGTTGCTTCATTGCTGTTAGTGATAGTATTGCTATTATCGGAAACCCTTTCACAACCACAGTTGAACATTAGTGCTGCCGCCAATAACAATGAAATGTTTTTTCTCACATTACTCATCTTATCCACCTACTATAATCCAGCTATCTTTATTGTTTCTGATAGCACCTAGCAATTCATCATATGTCACAGTATGTGTTCCTCCAAAGGAAGATGAACCTCCGCACACTTTTGAATTAAATGGATCAACTATAGTAACAGTTCCTTTTAAATCATTAATTTGAGAAATTGCAACATAGTGTGCATATGATTTGTTATTATAATATTCAAGATAAGATGTATCGTTGAGATTAACAATAGGTACTACGCCATTTTTTAAGCTATTTCTAAGATAATTCATAACGTAATCGATGTTAATAGATGTTACACAAATTGCGCTGTTATAAATATCATCAGAATAATAATTGGCTCCATAGACAATTTGATATGCCTGTCTTGTGTAAGATCCGTAATAGTTTTCGATGCTTTCTTTTACTTCTGCTTGTTTGTCTGAGTTTTTATTTGAAGACGTGTTTGACAAAGCGCCATTACCAATGGCCGCTTCAAGAATTGCCGCAATACCACAGTTTGATGACTCTGACTGGGCAACATAGGGAACGGTGTAGTTTGAATAATAAACCCCATTTACCAAACTGTATGTAGAATATTCAGTAAATGAGGACATAAGAATTCTAAGATTATAATCAAGCAAATCCACCGCTTCTTCAGTGTCAATATTGGAAAGCTCGATAAAGTTTTCTGTGCCAATTATTGTAGAAGCAGTTTCTGTTATCTCATACTTGTATTCGGGAAACCGATGAAGATAAGAATTTACGATTTCATCAATTTCATTCGAGAAAACTGATGGAAGATTTGTGTTACAGTGAAAGGCATTTAAATTATCGGATTCTAAGGACGAACAGCCTCCGTCATATGTTGTTGCCATACCTGATATTGTTAAAACAGATGTAGCAATCATTAGGGCTGAAACAGTTGACATTATTCTTCTTGTATTAATCATTGTTGTTGTTCCTTTCACATTATTCCAACATCCGGTAAGTTGGATAATGAATTGTTATTTTAGTGGGAAATCGCATGCATATCTGCCGGACGCTATGAATGCGATCAATTTTGTGTGTAACTCTTTACTGCTTCTTTGCTAGGTCAACAACCTTAACATAAGTTCTGAGCTTTGCTGGCATCTTTGGCTGATAGCAATCAAACCACGAAGCGGCTCCGCATGCCTTCTTTGCGGTTGCAAGTGCAACATTCGCTGTAAGATTAAGCATAACAGTTTTGATTGTGTTTTTCAATTTTTGTCCCTCCTTCCACAGAATAATCCAAGCAGCATTAATGCAGCAACGAAAAATAGAGTGAATGCTATATATCAACTGCTTTCACAACATAATGTGCTCCTGTAAATGTATCACCGATCGTTTCAAAGTTGAAGCAGAACACTACGTTTTTATCATTATCTGTGATAGAACAGCTATCCTCATTAACAGAAAGATTTTCAGACAATTCGGTCACAATAGCCATCTGTTCTCCGCCTATCGCGGAATAATCTCCCATTAAGCACGGATATACTATTTCGTCCTTTATCGCATAAAACGCAGCCAAAGAATTGTTTTCGCTGTCGTAATAGCGAAATAGAATGATATAGTTTTCTCCAAAGCGATATAAGTGTAAATAATCTGACAGCTTATCAGTGTAAAGCCAATAACCGCCCTGTCCTAATCCGTTGAATTCCGCTGGTGCTTTGTAAGTTTCACCAATGGTTTCTCCATCCAAATATGCAATTTCCAAATCAAAGCAATTGACCATTTGGGAATAATTTTCAGTATCGGTACTAACATAATTGCCGATCAACAGTACAGAAAAATCATCAGATTGTTTTGCAGCAAACAGAACATTCTTTGCTCCCTGAGCCTCAATCCCCCTTTGTTCTTGTGGTATATCGGGAATATCTGCGGCTTTGAAATCGCAGTAGTCTGCCAGGAGCATTGTGTTTTTTTGTTCATCTTTTTTGACGGGAATTATAGTCGAGGGTTCGGAATTATCTTCTATCTGCTTATCATCGGAGTTTACCGATACATTGCTATCCTGATTGCTGCTTTGAACGACAGAACTGCATGAAGTAAGCAGTATTACCGCAGAAATTGACAGCGTGGGCATGAGTTTTTTTCTCAAATTGTTTATATATTTATTCATATATATACGACCCTTCAGATACATTGGTAAACACCGAAATCCACCCATTATAATTAACCAGACTTTCAAACTCACTCATGCTGATTGTATGAGAACATCTGTAGGCTGAATCGTAATGTGGATCAACAAGTGTAACTGTATTGCTCGATAAGTTTACCTTTGAAATTGTAACATAGTGGGTAAAACTGTGACCTGAATAATAATTTAGGACTGAGGTGTCATCTATTCTTATTATAGGAGCAGCGCCACAAGAAAGACTATAAACAACAAAATCTATTGCCTTGTCATAAGTCAAACTTGTAAATGCTTTTGTTTTGTATGTATATGTTGTTGATGTATAATAATCTTTCATATATGCCGTAAGTTTGCTGATATTGGTGCCAGAGGAGTTTGTTCCCATTTCATTGCCTGCTGTATATATTGCAAGTGAATTCTGATTTTCTGCAATGTTAGATAGTTTTCCGTTTCCAATTAATGCTTGCAAGGCAGATGCAGGTCCACAATATGTGCGTAACTCTTTACCAGTACCCGGATGATAACAAAGTTGATTTATAGTCGGTACGGCAACGGAGTAACTTTTGGCTCTTGTTGTGTTAAATGTTCTTGATGTATCTATTGCATCCATAAGTGAATCTTCAATAATCTGAAATGCAATTGCCCCTTCATTTTCAAAACACTGAATAAACTCTGTGCTTGATGAAATAGTGTCAACAATTTCATCAATTATTTCTGCATATTCGGGGTACTGTGCCGTATAGATACTTTTTACGTTGTCAGCGCAACTCGTCAAACTGTTATTAGAAGCAGTCGTACTACTTAGCTGTGTTTCAGAAATTTCAAGTGCCTGTGTGTTGACAGTTCCGAATGCTGTTGTTGCTATGAGCAGTCCAGCAGTGATAAAAAAGTTAACTGTTTTCATTCTTGACCTCCTTAAAGTCAATTAAAATTGGTTAACAAAATCCCTTTGCATAGAATAAACATTTGGCGTTAAACGCTTTTTCGTTGTCTTAACACACCGAGAAAAAATGGAACATAATGACAGCCACTAGCTGCCATGGGTGAAGTGCTGATCTCAAGTATCATTTACACATTTCCTTAAGTGATTTGGGCTCTTTCGGCTGATAGCAATCAAACCACGAAGCGGCTCCGCATGCCTTCTTTGCGGTTGCAAGTGCAACATTCGCTGTAAGATTAAGCATAACAGTTTTGATTGTGTTTTTCAATTTTTGTCCCTACTTCCACAGAATAATCCAAGTAGCATTAGTGTTGCAACGAAAAATAGAGTGAGTGCTACTATATGATAAAGATTGCTATGAAGGATGTACATAATCCCCATCACAGCAAACCATACCGTCATCTCAACAATACTGATTATTTTGCTTCGTTTCTTTTCCTGTGCTGAAAGCAATTTATTTGGATTCTCAACAGGTGCAAAGCTACATACAACAATCAAGCTAAACAGATACAAAATAATCCAAAAATAATCTTGTATACCAGATAATAGGCAGTCTGACAGAAGAACAAGTACGAGAACGCAAATAAAAGTTATTTTACAGGTTAGGTAACATTTTGCATGAAATCCACCGCAAAATAGACGAGTAAAGCAAAAGACTATATAAAACGTTAGCGTTTCAAAAAATCTGTTGAACAATAATCCTATAACTACTGTAATTATAACGCCAAGAAGAGTAGAAACACAAAGCTCTAATCCATATTCGTAAACATCACGGTGTTCTTCTGAGATTATTTTTTCCTTGATAAAAGAATCAGCTATTATGTGGCAAAGCTTAGTAATCATCATAGATTACCTCCTATTGTCATTATTATAGCTGACCCAATATTAAATTTCAATATCCATATCACGAACGGACATTTTACAGAATAAACGGACTTATTTCGTGATTAAAAGGCATATTTCAACGATAAAATTATTTCCACTCTCCTTAAAATCGACAGTTCCGTTATACTTTCTGGCAAGCTCACGAATTGATTTAATTCCAAAGCCGTGTGCCGATTTGTTGACCTTACTAGTAGCCAATCTCGGATTAGCTGACAGCACTGAATCTGATATAGTGTTTTTTACTATTATGTATAGAAAAGTCTTCTGGCGGCTGATTATAAGTTCAATCATCGGTGTATCTGCACCATTGCAGCCTTCTATTGCGTTATCAAGCAGGTTTGAAATAAGAATGCTCATATCAATTTCATTGATGTTGCCGAGCATTGTGTCAATACGGAATTTTGTGTCGATTTTCTTCTTCTCACACTCGGACAGCTTGCTGTTTACTACTGCGTCAATGACGGGGCTGCCGGTCGCTATAATTCCGGCAGAGGTGTCTATTTTTTGATTGAGAATGCTTTCGATATAGCTTTTGGCGCTGTCAATTTTGCCGCTTTCAAGCAGCACTGCCGTAGTTGTAAGGCAATGCTTCATATCATGACGCAGTGTTTTTATTTTTGAAAATTGCTCTTGAACATTTGAAACGAGCTGCTCCTGTGCAGCGAGATTAACCTGTGTTATTCGGTTTTCCTCGTTAATAACGCTGTCGCGTTCCATTTTACTAAGCAGAGCATATAGCATAATATTCAGCACAGCAATCATAATATAAATGAGCAGAAATTGGTTTTCCGAATAACCTGATGTGCGGGATATATTCCACAATGATACAGCGATTACCGATGATACGCAAAAGCACGAAAGTTGAATTATCCACTGAAATCCGCTTAGCAGGTAATGATTCTTTCTTCTGACCTTGACAAGTGCCTCGCAGATAAGAAAAAAGGCGGATTTTGTGATAAAAAGTATTGAAAATCTCAAATCGCCGCCCGGAGTTGTTAATTCTTCGGCTGAACAATCCGAGAATGCTTTAAAAGCGTTTACCGTAATCATATTTATTGGGAGAATAATAATTGTTGGGGTAACTGCTGTCAGCAGCTTTTGATATAGCCGCCCTTTGAGAAACAGCATTGAGTACAAAATAATCAACACCAACAGAATAATAAGCGATAGGATTTCAAACCCCGAAAGCTGGCTTAAGAGTATATTATCCGCCGCAAGCAAAATAAAAAAGCAAGGGATTTCAAGAACTTAAGCCTATCGTTACGAAATCCCAAAAATTGATTACAAAATCTCACAACTACACAACATTCGATAACAGAAGCGAGAATTTCGATTATGTAGTTCATATCATACCTCGCAAATAGCTCCTAAGTTTATTTCTAACTGTTTCAATTTTATATTTTGAGAGGGGAATAACGGTGTTGTCATCAAGAATGACCTGCTTTTGCTCAATCGAATTGATGTACTTGCAGTTGACGAGATAGCTTTTGTGGGTTCGGACAAAGTTATGTGGTACAAGTCTTTTCTCAAAGTCGGACAAACTCCCATAACATTCAATTGCGTCAGAATTCTTAACGTTAATCCTCAGCCAATGCCCGTAAATCTCTATATATTCAACATCATTCAAATCAAGAAAAACATTTCCAAAACTTGTTCGTACTTCAAAATTCCTCGCCGCTGTGCGTTGGATATATTTTTCAGCCGAAGCCTTTACTGTTTCTGGCAGCTCAGCAGTTATGTGGTTCTTTCGGATAAAACGAAACGGCTGAAACTTAAAAGATGAGTAAACCAATTCATCGTGAGAAGTAACAAAGACAATGAGTGATGAATTGTTCTTGTTTATTCTCTCGGCGATTTCAAACCCATTTATAGTCGGCATATCAATATCGAGAAACACAATATCGAACGGCGTTTTCTCATGCTGTGAAAGGAAATCAGCTCCATTTTCAAATACATCAAGGGAGAAATCAGCTTTGGTTTTACTGAACTCCCTACCTATCTCCTCGCAAAGAAAATCCAGCGTAACTTTATTGTCGTCACATACAGCTATTCTCATACAATCACTTCCACGTATAGTGTTATTTGTCATCATTCTTCTTGTGTCATCGATTTATAACCTTTTCAGCCTCCGAAATAAGCTGCACGATAATATCTCCAGTGTTCCAATATGCGGCAAGCAGTTCGTTGTTCATGGCTTTGATTACATTTTGCCGTGATGCATTGAGTATGCCTTTAATTTCGTTTACAAGCGGATTGATAAGCTCGTATTCCATATAAACCTCATTTCTTTGATTAGACACGTTGTCTTAATATATAATAATTATATCATAAATCAGATCAGAAATCAATTGCTATATCACACTTTTTCAAGCCATTTAACATAAAACATTATCTCAAAAAAGAAATAACTCTCGGACATCTCGAAAATTTTCGAAATATCTGAGAGTTTTTTCGAATTATCGGTCGTCCTTTGTTCCGTTCGGTACGTTCAACATCAGAGGGTTTCCAGGGTATATCAAGATTATGCAGCGCCGCCAGCTTTGTCTGAATATTAGCGCCTGTTCCCATTTTGCTTGTACTTGCGAGAACAATACGCTTTGTGCCGGAGCGGAGCTGTGCGTACATTTCGTTGCGCTGTTTCTGCGTTGCTACGTCGCCGGCGGTGCAAATCTCGTTTTCGGGAATACCGCGCCGTGCAAGCTCCTGCTTGAGGTAATCGTACACGGAGAATTTCCCGTCATCTGAATTAACGGCGATATCGCAGAAAATAGCCTGCACTCCCTTTTCAGCGGAAGTGCGGTCGTATATCTCCATGATTTTGTCAATGCAGAGATTCACCTTGCTGTCGGGGTAGTTTTCAGCATTTGGTATTACGCACCGTGCGTCCAGACCGAGCAGGCGGGCTTCTCCCGTAATTTTCAGCATATTATCCTCTGACGGATCCACGGCTCCGCTGTGAATCGCTTCGGAGAGCTCGGCAAGAACCTGCATATACGCTTTCTGTTCATCGTTTGGATGTGCAACGATAGTCTGCGGCTTTCCTCCCTCCAATTTCGGAACAGGCAAATCAAGCATATCCGGCGTCCGTATGTCTGCGAATTCCTTGAACATCTGCATGAGTTCAGGGACATTGTTGAATTTAGCAAAGTGCTTTTTCGTGCGATAGCCGTTGCCAGTTGAACGAATTTAATGCAATATTTGAAAATGATGATAGGACAACCGATTTTCGACAAATTACAACCCCGCCGCAGATGCAAGCGCATAAACGGCGGGGGTTGTTATATTCCCTTGGATTCTTTCTATGATAATCAGGTTGCTATATTCTCAGTAGAAAAATTTTTCTATGAGTTCTTTCTGACTATCTTTCAGTTCATTAACGGAGTTACGAAAACAAATTTCTTGCTCGTCAATGGATTTTACATGTGGTTTAAGCCACTCAATTTCCTCAAAGGTAAATCCATATTTTAACATCCATATTTCTGTTGTATCAGTTGTTCCAAACTTTACATAATTAGCCATTCTCAGTGAACGTTCATCATTCGAATCCAAATAATATTCACGGAATATAGCATAGTAAATATCACTTAATTTGAAACCAATCATTTTATCCAAAAAATCATAGGTATCAAAAACAACTGTATCATAGTCTACTTTTTTTGCGAGAATGGTATCGGGTATTTTGGGATGGTTTGGCAAGTTTTTGTTTGGTATTTCATTATAACCGACCATGTATTTGGCGGGTATAGATGCGGCACGTTCAGGATGCTTTCTTCGTTCGTTTACTTGTGCAACCCTTGCATACCTTAACTGACAAATATTTTTAAATGTTCTACCCGTGACTTTCCACAGCATTATTTTGATTGCTTCGCTTAGTACACTTTTCTCTGATACAACTAACGGACGTCCAAGGTAAGTTTCATAAAGATTATGAAATATTTCTTTGATTTCGTAAGTAATCTCTTCTGCGTTGATGATGTTGTCATCCACGAAAAGCATATCCAACAATGTTGGTATAAGCAGTTTAATCTCATCGGATTTTATTTTTTCAACATCCATCTCTGTCAGGTTATATTCATCATTAAACGTTCCATTTATGATTGCATCTTTAAATTCTTGATACGTCTCATCGATTTTTTCGTCTTTAATGTCTAAGTGAGATACCTCAGAAATTGGCTCGTTTTTTAATAGCGTTTTGCGCAACGATGTCATAGCGGATGTATGTACTATAACGCTACCTATATCAAAGACCTTGTTTGTTGTCGAACGCCCAGCTCGACCAATAAGATTCTTCACAGACAGTGATTTCGATGCTTCAAACCTATCAATGTAAACAATATCAAAAGGCATATTTATACCTTGTTCTAATGTTGAAGTAGCAAAACAGAATTTACAGAATCCTTTTTGGGTAAAGTGTTCAAGAATTAACCTTGCAGTAAGAGGAATGGACCCATGATGAGATACGATTCCGTGCATAAGGTTATCTATCATATAAGAATTGTAGTAATCTGTATTGTTTTTAGAAGCTCCTATGTATTCTCGAAGTTTTTCGATTAGCTCTAATGCCTCGGGGTCTGTGACTATAGGACAAAGGTCAAAGTACCTACTGAATCGCTGAAATATCCTTTTATCAAGAATCTGGGCTTTTGTAGCATATACCAACACACTACCACCATTTTTCAATGACTGTTCTATGGGGTCAAAAGAAGATGGTAACTTATGTTCGCCAAATATTTTCTTGTTAGTTCCAAAATTACAGAATTCTCCCGATTTCGGATTATGTGTATAGAAAACCTGTCCTACATTTTTCTGCTTGTATTGTCTTGAGAACGTTGATTCATCCAACTCAATGTTGTTCTTTTTCAATTGTGCTTGCGGATTAGATATAAAAGGATGGGCGAATATGAATTTTGCATTAGGAAACACCTTTAATGCACGTCGAACGATACTGTCAAAGTATATGCCACGCGTTGATTTTTCATCACTCAGCTGAGCTTCATCAAAAAGTATATATTCAATATTCAACCAAGCTTTGTTCTTAAACAATTCGCGAGCACGCTCTGGAGTAAGGATAAACACATTTCTTTTTGCATGTTTGATGTTAATGTGCTCAACAAATGTAAGAACATTAACTTCTCTGACATCTACAGTATCACACACTCTGTCGTAATATTCATTTATCAAAGCTCTTGAAGGAACTACGACAACAATATCCTTTTGTGACTTCATAATCACATTACGAAACACAAATGATTTCCCTGTACTTGTAGGAGCGGAAAAGCTAAAACACTGTTTCGAGTTAATCTGTTTTAGAATATCCGCTTGCATCGGTGTATAATTATCTCCCCAATGTTCTCTGATATATTGAGAATATATATCAAAGACTACACCTTGGAGTGTTTCTGGTGTTGGAGCTTTATAGAATAATCCCATTATTTCTATCACATTATTTTCAATAGTGCTGAAAAAATCGGGTTGAAAAATCTTCAAATACGAAACAATTTCTAGAACAACCGTATCTACCGGTCCATCTCGATATAAGCATTCCAGCGCATAGTTTGCAATTTCAGGTAGATTTTTCCCGCCTTTAATTTGCCGAATTAAATTGCCATTTTTTATTATCTCATTCATAAATTCACCGCCACTAATAATACCTCATCGTACGAGAGTAATGATTGAAAATCCGAACGACTTTTAATGTTACTAATAATGTTGTCTGAACTTGTTCTTTTAGCTGAAAATGCAGCGGCAAATCCTTTATTCCCATTGTAGGCTCTATGCAAAGCGGCTGCAGAACAGAACTGTTTTAGTTCCGGTAAATCTTCAATATCCTTACCGTTGTCAATGAAATCAACTATCTGCGGTAGGGCACTTGAATATGCGGTTGTCGTTGTAACATACTTTGATTCTCCGAAAATTACGGTATCCGTATCTATGTTTTGACTGTGAAAATCAAATCCCGGATTTCCGGACTTCTTTTTTCCAAGAAGTTCTGCCAAGGGGATATCCAAGTAGTGCAGTTGATTTACTATGGCTTCTCTCGCTAATTCCGATACGACATACTCGCCAGCATCCTTGGAGATTTTATCATCCTCAGATTTTGAAAACTTATCTTTGATATCTTCAATAGTTTTATTGGCTCTTGAGGTGAAGGCAGCAATTTCATAATCTTCATCAAATTTGCTAAGCCACGATAGATTCATTAATGCAGTTAATATATCTGATAACGTCATAGATAAATCTTCAGGGTCGATGCGAATAAATTGGACTTTTGCAGTTCCATTTGTTTCAATTTGCCTATGCTCAATTATCTTCAACTCAAACCCCTCTTTCCTTACTTCAAAACACTCCTTAGCAATCTCCAACAATCATCGCTGATATTATCGGAATAATCATCTGTGCAGATACACAACGCATCGCTTTTTTCGTCGTAGCGGACAATACCGCCTTTTAAGCCGTATCGTGTGAGATAGTCCTTCAGCACCTTGAACTTTTTTGGCGTATAAAGGTCTATGTCATTACTGTTTCCCGAACGGTCGAAACCACCCTTTGTTTCGATTATCCAAATCTCGCCCCGAACACTGATAATATAATCCGGGTAGAAATTTTTCTGTTTCTCGGAGTTGTCGGCATATACAATAGAAAGGTATTCGTTGCCCTTGTCACCGTTCTTGTAAAACCATTCAACGCAATCTGTTTGCTCGCAGAAATCCTCAAATCTGCGCTCGGGCGTAGAACGTTTTTCAGCGGAAGCTAAATATCCACTATATACATTTTTCTTCATTTCCGATTGGTCCTTGGCTGTTCCGTCATAGGTGAACAAGCAACTCTGCGGAATATGAAATTCCACCTTTGATACATTCTTCATATCAATTTGCAGCTGACTTAATTCTGCCGCCATAGCTTCACGAACTGTATGACGGATAAGGTCTGCGTTGTTAATAACGAAGGAATAGACAGCTCTCGGCTCAAGGGCGAGGATTTTCCTGCTGTAAGTAAAATTCTTATCGAACAGTCTTCGGATAATGGTGTTCATATAACTATACTCCATTCCGATTTCCATACCGATTCTGGCGATTTGATGGTGATACAAATGACCGTGTGTATGGGTGTTCAGCTGCTCGTAAACTACAACCTCGTTCATATCGGCAGCGGAAAATTCAAGAGTCGGCGTTTCTCCCGAATAAGTATGACGGATTATTTCGTCCTTGAAAACAAAGCCTGCGGTCTGTAATCTTGTCACATTCTCCGATTTATTTCCGCCTGTTTTAAACTGTTTTTCAAAATATTCCGCAACTGCAGTAAGTGCCTTTTGCGGATTTCGTGTGCTTGATACCATTTTGCGCTGTTCGCTTGTCAATGTAATGCCCTTATATTCGTTTTTTAGGAAAAGCGTTACTGCATCCAGCGCACCTTTGCCAAGACTTGTTTTCACACCAGCGGTGAATTTTTCGTCAAAGGTGTAAAGATAACAGCTATCGAGAATATCACTGCCGTAATGCTTTGCCTCGGGCATACGTCGAATACGTCCTATTGTCTGAATTTCAAAGGTTTCGTCCATATTGTCACGGAGCTTTACAAGAATTTGCGCTCTCGGACAGTCCCAGCCCGTAGCAATTGCCTGTTTGATGATGACGGCAATAGGTTTTGCGTTGATTTCATCAATGCCGTCAAGGTTTTCGTGCATATCGGAGAGCCAAATGGCAAGCTGCTGATTTTCGTAGGTTATGCCCTGTGTTTCAAAATAACGCTCGATATCGTCCTGCATTTTCTCGGATTTATTCGGAATCTGCACCACAATCAATGGGTTTATATCCCTGCCAAGTGCCAGAAAAGCCGAACGGAGCGAGCGTTGTTTTTCAAGAGCCTTTTCAAGCAGGTAGGCGTTTTGGTCGGAAGTTTCTATATTCTGCGGAAAGTCCCCATTGATGATGAGCATTTTCTTGATAAGCCCTTCGGCAATAACATCATCTTCGGGAATGTCAATTACTTCGGCGTTCTTAATACCTTTCGGGGTAGCCGAGCAGCGTATTATCTTATCGGTGTGGAAATATTGAATTATCTCGTCCGCCTTTACCGTGTTATTCTGATGACTTTCGTCAACGATAACCACAAAATGCAATCCATCATTCAGAGCGTGTTCAATATGCTCAATGAAATTGGTGCGTTCACCGTCTTTCAATGCGTTGTTGCCCTTTTTGGTGAGCTTCTCCCAGTTGATAAAGCAGCAGTCATTCTCCTCAAAACCTCCCGTCATAACATCGGCGAGGAGTTTTGTCTGTGCGGCGTGGATATACTTGTCCATTTTAGCCTTGCTTTGTTCTTCCAAATTGCCCTTGCCGGGAGTGAGCCACACAAAAACAGTTTTCGGTACACTCTGGATATATTGCCACATAAAGTAAGTGAGAATTATCGTTTTGCCGCTTCCTGTGGGGCTTTTCAGAATAATATCCTGCACAGGTTTTTCCATTGCCTGAAAAAGAGATTTTACAGCATTCAGTTGAAACTGTTTCAATTCCATATTAACCCTCCTGCAAATCGCCGTAGTAGTAATCGGGGATTATACTGATTTCAATGCCGTGTTCGGCAAGAATTTTTTCCTGCCCTTCATCGGGCAGCAAATCGTGTCCCATATAAAGTTTGCGGCAGTTTTCACTGATATTAGAAACAAATTCGGCAAGTTCTTCATCTGTCAGCACGATTGCAATTTCAGCGTTGCCGATGAAGTTGATACCGTTTTCGAGTTCGACAAGTTCTCGTATATGGTGGAGAAGCTCGTCTGCATATTCGTAATACATACGCTCGGAAATGGGAACATAATCAACCTTGTAGTATTTAAGACTTGCGGCGTAATTTTCTTTATCAATAACCCGCTTGATACGTTCGTATGTAACATCACGGCAGATATTGTTTTCGTTGTTGGTGCAGAGGATAAATCGGCGGTTGCTGTCGGAGTGTTCTGCATTATACTTTAACACAGCGTGTCCTGTTGTTCCGCTTCCTGCAAAGAAATCGAGAATTATTCCACTTTCATTCGTAGACATTTGGATAATTCTTGAAATCAATCTTGTTGGTTTTGGATTAGTAAACACTATCTTTCCGTCAAAAATACCCTTTAATTCTCTAGCACCTTCTTGATTATGTCCAACTTCATCGCTTGTCCACCAAGTATCAGGAGTTCTTCCTTGCTGTACTTCTGATAAATACCTTTTTTTACGTGGAAATGATGTACCGTCTTTGCCAAACCAAATTCGATTTTCTGCAATTAGTGCTTTCATATTTTCTTCCGAGTAGACCCAATGTTTACCTTCAGGTACATTAAATACCTTGCCCGTAGGTCCGATTACATCATAATTACCATTTGTACGAACCTCATTCGCAACTAAATCACCGGATTGCCAAGCACCACGAGGGTCATTATCAGGATTTTTATATCTTCCGTCCATTTCTGCGGTTCTATCAAGAAGATTAAAATGTAACTGCTCGCTGTTTTTAGCATACACAAATACATAATCGTGATTTACAGATATGTATTTAGCATCATTTTTTATGCTATGGATTTTTTGCCACATACAAGATGTAATAAAATTATTAAATCCAAACACCTCATCACATATAAGTTTCAAGTCAGCAAATTCATTATCATCAATAGTAATAAATATGCAACCTGTTTCCTTAAGTAGCTTTTTGGCTAATTCAAGACGAACCTTAATAAAAGAGCACCATTTTGAATGTCTATAAAAATCTGATGCGTCTACCAAAGTATCGGAATAGGTAAATCCTGTACTCAATGTGTTATATGGTGGGTCAATAAATATAAGATCAATCTTTCCCTTATGAGTTTTCTCCAACAACTTCAGCGAGGCAAGGTTATCACCCTCAATAAGAAAATTCACATTGCCGTCGTTATCAATAAAGAGGTCTTTATCCTCGGTAAGTACGGGAGTGTGAGTGTCAAGCACCTCGTCAATTTCTTCTCGGTGTTCCTCAAAGATAAGACCGTATTTCTTGCCCCGAACATCCTTTTCAAGTTCCGACAGGTAGGCAAGCAAATTTCCCATGTTCTCGTCCTGCGGTGCAGATGATATATATTTACGGATTTCTCCGATTTTGTTTATAAGGTCGTCACGCTTTTGTTTCGAAATGTTGGTGCTCATATAAACCTCCCGAATGTACAAATATCCACTTTAATTATATCATATTGCGTTTGAAAAATCAACTACATTATGTCATTTTTTTCAAAACAAAACTCATCTTTGATAATGTTTGCTCTGAGTATGTATAGACTAACTTCTCCACACATACAAAAGTCCACCGAACTTTTCCTTACCCTACCGTATCTTCTTCGGAGAGGTCGCCACAAGCTTATTCTCACAACAACAGAACAAATATGCTCACTTTCCCCGTGCCATTTTTCGACCTTCAATCAATAAAGCTATACTCAATAGCCATATTGTTAAGCAGAGCTTCACAATATGGCATTTCGCAAGGGGTCTAACCCCTTGAACCCCGACCGTTTTCCCTAAGTCCAAACGTTAAATTGCCTTGCAACTCCAAATGGACTTGCAGAGTATCGAATGAAAAATTCTTTCGGCACTTTTATCCTAGTAATTTAGTATGCAATGTGAAAAAGTGTTTGGTTCTTTTAACCTAGCATTTTAATATGCAATGCAAAAATCTTTTTGAACTTGAATTTTGCCCTCCCGATGTTCCCCCGAACACCGAGAGGGCAATTTCTTTTTTCAGCTTTGAACATTCACTCGTTCGGCTCGTTTTCTTGACGATATGCCTCGGCACTCGACCTCACATTCTCCGTCACCTGATTAAGCAACCTCTGCTTGTAAGCCGCCCTGAGTATCTCGTCTTTCTTCTCGTCACCCGTGTCAATAATCTCCGCCCACTCGTCTTGCGTAAGCGACACTTTATCAAAATACAGGAACAACGCACCGAGAATACTCTCCGCAACTTCCTCGCCGTCCTCGTTTTCGTGAGCATAGAAAGCGTAGTCCTCGGAAAGTTCGTCGAACAGGTGATTGACCACAGACAGCTTGCCGTAGTCCCTGTTCTTGACAAGCTGAACCAAGTAATCGGCGGCAGTATCGGACAACCCGGTAAAATCGCAGACGGTTTTCATCTTGCCACGCATAGCCGTCGTGTTTGTCTTGCCGATAAGGTAGTCCGCCGATACATTCAGCACATCGGCAATCCTCGAAAGTATTTCAATGTCGGGCATACGGTTATTGTTCTCGTAGTAACCGACCGTACTTTTTGAAATCCCGACTGCCTCGGCAAACTGTTCAATCGTGTAACCGTTTGCTTTTCGTAATTCTTTTAGCCGTTTCCCGAATACCTCGACACAGGTGTTTTTGCTTTCCATAACGCAAAATTTCCTCCTCTTTTGAATATAAAAAGACTATATTTGTGGAATTGCGAGAAATATCCCACAAATGCCTTGACAACGTGATTTTGAAATGCTATAATCAGTATCACAACCACGAAATCAATCTTTATTATCATAATACCACGATAATGATGATTTGTCAAGTGGGTATTTCAAATACAGGAGGAGAAGATGATGATGATTAAGCACAACACAGATATTCGCACAACAGCAAAGCAGAACGGAGTTTATCTCTACGAAATCGCCGAGAAACTCGGTGTGTCAGAGCCGACTTTCAACCGTTGGTTACGCAAAGAGCTGTCGGCAGAGCTAAAAGGAAAAGCAACGGCGGCTATCGAAGAAATCCGAAAGGAACACGAGGAAAATCCAAGTCAAAGCTGAAAAGAAAAGTTCTATTTTCGGTTCTGCCGCTGTTTCAGCGTTAATGTAGTCTGCGACAGCCGTTTCGTCAGCTTGCAAACACAATGACGATTGCGGCGATAATGAGGGATTTTAGGGGATTATTTCCTTAACGCAGACTATTTTGTAAATCGAAGATTGACAAAATAGGTAATGCGTTTTACCCGTTTTGCGGATATGCAAGATGATAGGTTTTAATGAAGATGAAGTCAATTGAAATAACCATAATTATGATGATAATTACAAGAATACCACAATAAAAATTCCTGCAAGGAGGAAATCACAATGAAAATATCAAAACCCAAAATCATAATCATACCGCATTACAGCGGCTCTCAGAAACCCACCGAGGTTTTCAAACGAGTAATCACGAACCAAATCGAAAAGAAGCTGAACAATAGTGAAAGTAAGTCAAACAAGTAAGCCAAATTACAACCAAAAAGCACTTGAAATAAACGGATAATTGATGTATAATGATGATAGTCGAAATCGGTTGTCCGTGAATTAAGGAGGTTAAAATGACAGGACAACCTACAACTTATAACACGGCTCTGTATCTGCGTTTGAGCCGTGATGACGGAACAGACTGCGAGAGTTCGAGCATTCAGACCCAAAAAGAAATGCTCACCCGCTATGCCCGTGATAACGGTTTCGTACCGTTTCGGATTTATTGCGATGACGGTTGGAGTGGTACAACCGCAAACCGCCCCGATTTTCAGCGTATGCTATCCGACGTTGAGAACGGCAAAATCAACTGCGTAATCACAAAGGATTTGTCCCGACTTGGGCGCAATTACCTTGAATGCGGCACGTTTACGGAGGTGTTTTTCCCCGAACACAACTGCCGATACATAGCAATAACGGACGGCGTAGACACGGCAAAAGGCTCAACAATGGACATCACGCCGTTCAAAAATCTGCTCAACGATATGTACGCACAGGACATCAGCAAGAAAATCAAGTCCTCGGTGCTGACACGTCAGAAACAGGGCAAATTCACGGGCGGAAAAGCTCCCTACGGCTACAAAAAATCTCCTGATGATAAGAGCCGACTTGTCATTGACGAACGCTATGCGCCGATTGTCCGCCGAATTTACGCAATGGCAGAAAGCGGCTTGGGAATAACGCAAATAGCCAAAGCTCTTTCGGAAGAAAAAATACTCCGTCCCGGGGCGGTAGCTGCCGAAACTCACGCAAATTTTGAGAAGTACGCAAACGACGGCAAGGAGTTTGAGTGGTCGGTAGCAATGGTGCGGAATATTCTCCGAAATGCGACTTACAAGGGTGCAGTTGTGGGGCAGAAAAAGCCCACAATCTCGCTGAAAAGCAAAAAACGCAAGGGTGTTGGAATGGCAGGAACATTTGTGGTTGAGGGTATGCACGAACCGATTATCGAACCCGAGCGTTGGGAGATAATTCAGCGAATGATAACAAGCCGAAAAAAGTGCGACAAGGGCGATTGCGCTAAATATAACAACATCTTTTCGGGTTTGGTGAAATGCGCTGATTGTGGATATGCGCTTATTCCGTACCGTTCGGGCAGGACGAAAAAGGCAGACCCTCGTGAAAACCACGATTATTACTGCCGTATTCACCGTGAGAACTCAAAAAATTGTAGTAAACACAGAATAGCCGCTATCGACCTTTACAATGCGGTTTTGGCGGACATTCAGCGGCTCGCAAAGTTAGCTGTAAAGAATGACGAGAAGATGATTTCGCAAATTGCGGCAAGGCTCGGAAAAGCCGAAAAGGACTGTGTTCGTCAAGCTGAACGTGAGATTAAAAAGGCTCGGAAACGACTTGCGGAACTTGACACAATGTTCGTTAAAACCTACGAAGAACACTCAAAAGGAAAGATTTCCGACCGCAACTACAACACGCTTGTTGCGGCTTATGAAAAGGAGCAGAGCGAGCTTGAAATGGCTGTCGGCGAGTACGAAAAGACAATCGGCACAAGCCGTGCGAACAGCGAAAATGCCGCTAATTTCGTGGAGCTGATTAAACGCTATGCAGACATTGACGAACTGACACAGGTTCTGCTGAATACCTTAATCGACAGAATTGAGGTTCACGAACCTGAAGAAATCGACGGCGAGTTTGTGCAGAAGATTGATGTTTTCTACAAATTCGTCGGGATTATTGACTGATTAGGAATGGCTTTACAATGGGATTTTAGGATATTGCGTTGAGTGCGTTCAGCACCTGCGGGCTTCAGCTCTGCCTTTGAAACGACCTCGCCAAAGTTGCTTGCCCAATCGTCAAAGGTCTGCAATCCTGCGTTTTGGAGCAGGGACGGACGGAGATACCTCTGCATAATGTACAGCTCCGTCATGGAGTTAGAAACAGGCGTTCCTGTGGCTACACATTATCAACTCAACGAACGCCGATACAGAGCCAATCCGTAGAAATACCCCGCTGAATGTAAACTCAGCGGGGTAAAATCGTGTTCGGAAATTGATGTATTTATTTCAAGAAACAGTAATCTGCTGTGGAATAATAATTTCGCAGACGAACAAGCTCTCATCTATTTTGTAATTAGCATGACCGCCATATTTGTTTGCAATTTTATTTATTGTAACTGTTCCAAACCCGTGCTGCGACTTATCAGGCTTAGTGGTGATAAGAGAAACATCACTCTGCTTTGTCGGATTTTTGCAGCCTATATACAACATACCGTTTATGCAACGTATTTTCAGCTCAATTATTTTTTTAACAGACAGTTGTTCGCAAGCTTCTATAGCATTATCGAGGATATTCCCCAAAAGAATGCAGATGTCAGTTTCTGCGATATGAATATCACATGGAGCAATATCATAGTGAAGTGCAATTCCCAGTTCTTCGGCTTTAGCTTTTTTAGCACAAACAATATAATCAAGGGCGCTGTTTCCTGAAACGGCTACTGATTTTTCCGAAATATCACAGCAGCACTTTAGATATTCGTCAATCATTCTATGAGCCTCATCGGTATTCATTGAGTTAAGCGCACCGTCTAATCCGATAAGCATATTTTTCATATCGTGATTTAAGCGCTGGATTTCTTTGCGATGCTCGTTATCCTGCTTATACATTGCAATTTCTTGCTCAAATCTCAATTGTTCAGCAGTTAGAAGCGCAGTTTTTCTCTCGGATTTGATAATAACATTGAAAATATAAAATGTGCATATAAAAGAAATCAAAATGATGATTGTAACTGCTAATGCGGCGGCGCTTTCAATAATGTTGTTCATATTATAAACATACATTGCAATGAAATATACCGACACAATAGATGAAATAGTTATAACCGACAACGACAGTACGGTTTTTCGGTTGATAAGAGAGTAATCCTTTTCCTTAAAATAACGAAATATTGACAGTTCAATAAATATAAACAACTTTGACAAAATTGCACCTTGAAAATAGAAAATCAGATTGTTCTGAATGTAATCAAGATTGCCGTGATGTATTGTCATAAGCAGTATTCCGGAAAATAGCTCTCCTAAAATCATTGAGAGAAATACGGTTACTGCGCTAAAAAGCTTTGTATGCAATTTACCGCCAAACATCAGCGAATAACATATAAAAGCGGCGCAAACAGAAACAGGTACAAGAGGCGTTCCAGTGAAAACCGAGCTTACAGTTGTCATTACAGCGCACAGTATCACACCGATGAGATAAGTGCCATATTTCCGGTGCTGAAGACCTAATCTTTGTGAATAAAAACTCGTTACTATAACCACATCAAAAGCTGATGATATTCCGTTCAGAAACCACTGTCCCATCACACCAGAACCTTTCCGATATATTTTGTAAATTCATCGGCGGCAGTGTTTTGATAACTTCTGCCGATACTGATACATTGACCGTCCTTCAGAATAAACTGAGTTTTCGTCCAGTTGCGGACATACTGCATATTAACGATACAGCCTTGATGAGCACGAACAAAGTCAAAAGGCCTTAGCTTGTCATATTCGCTTTTTATTTTGTCATTGTATTCAAATTTATCTTGGTTAGTCCAAATGCGAAGTCGTCTGCCATATGTTTCTATGTACATAATATCTCTTATCGGAATATATAATTCGCCTTTATTGGAATGTATTTTATGCAGGTAGTGAGCTTTTTTATAGCTATCGAGCGCCTTGTGAAATACCTCGCAGAATTTATCTCTGTCAACAGGCTTTACCAAATACTGAAAGGCTTCCAGTGAAAAAGCGTCGGTTACATAATCTGAATAGCTTGAAATAAAGACAATAATAATATCAGGGAAACGTTTTTTCAGTTCCGCCGCAGTATCAATGCCGCTTGCTCCGCTCATCTGAATATCAAGAAAAGCAATGTCAAACGAGCCGTCCGAAAGAACATCTTCTCCGCAAGAAAACATATCTACTTGAAACTCGGGAGTTTGTTCTTTGATTAAACCCCGTATTTTTTCAGCAGTGTGTTTATCATCATCACAGACACAAATTTTCATTTTTCGCCTCCATAGAGCATACAAGATGTCGATATTTTATATCTATTATACACTATTTTGGCGAAAAATGCAATAAAAAAGCGACTGATAACCTGAAAAGGTATCAGCCGCAAGTATTGCAATTCCGTACAGATTATTTGACCAACCAAATGCTTAGAATGCAAAAACAATGTCATTAAGCAACCACTCACCGTTTTCAAACACAGCTTCGCACTCATGTGGCAACAAATCATCGCCCCAGCATTCTGCGAGTCTGTTATACTCGTCATCGGACAACAATTCGTATAACGGAACATACGAAAATTTACATAGACTATCAGACTGCTCAGTTATTTCGACTTTGTATCCAAGGTCACTAAAATACGGTCCCGTAGTAAAATACGTATAATTAGGATTATACATAATCATTCCATCTATTTCAAGGAAAGTAGGTTCACCGGGGGTTATATATCCATGAATAAGCTTGTTGCTGATGGATTCGGTGTATGTGCTTTCAAGCATTTCATAAAATTCCGGCAAATTATCAAAAAAACGCAGATCTATCGGATAATAACCATCATCGTCAACACTTGTGGAGAGATTATGAGTTTGAAACAATGCCGAAGTAAAGTAAGTGTAGATACAAATCAAATTTTTATCCATCAGCCGTGAAATAGATTGTTCAATGCTATTGTCTGCATTATTATCTGAGGATATATTCTCGTATGCCTTACATATGCCGGGGTAAGACCAGCAAAACAATTCGTTGCCGAAATTATATTCTGTGTCGGAACTGCTCTCCGCTACATCTGTCACCGTTTTATCTGGGACTCTAGATGGTTCTGTTGTTAACTGGCTGTCCGTTATTCCTGACAAACTATCTGTTGATGTTTCAGAATGCTCATCTTCTGCAACATTGACCATTACCGAATCTACCATAGATACGTCAATTGAGTTGCATATTTCATTGTACGAACATGCATTCATTAACGAAATGCAGATTAACACAGTAGCCATAGATATTTTATTGCCCAAGAGCTTCACTTATTTCCCACCTCGAATTAAACACAAGTATTTCATATGTTAAACCTATTTGCTTGCAAGGATTTGGGTAATGGTTAGGAGCGTAGAAATCATCCATTGTACGCGGAAAATCAAAAGTATGGTATGGGTCAATAACAATGTAATCGGAAAGAGCCATGCCATCATTTACATATCCTACAACAAGTACAAAGTGGTCTCCGTATGCAGTTCCATCATTACCTGAAATAATTACCGGTTTATGCTCATTTAGCTGTTGCCTGATTTCATCTAAGCTTTCTTGTGGAGTGTGAGCATTTGTAATAACGCTTTTATTGATGGTGCTATTCCATCTTGCTACGCCATTTTCGGAATAATAAACACCAATGTATCTTTTTAGGAATTCATTGGGGGATTGTGATGTTTCAGACATATAATATGCCCCCATCATTATTGATAAAGCCATGCAAGGTCCGTACTGCTTTTGTATAAATCTTGGAATGGGTCTTGTCACACCTATCATTCCGGGCATTGGATAAAACCACTGATCATAAGCGACTATTTTACCGTTTGTACATATTATATCAGGCGCCGCAGAAGAGTGTTTCAAGTATGTACCTGATATAATGGAGGTGATATCAATTTGATTGTCATCACACAAAACATACCCCCATACCCCATAAAAATCGCCGGAATTAACCTTTATCCAATACTCACCATTCGCATAAATTAATGCGCTTGCGTGATATTGGAAATTTTGATTCGTTTCCTTTGTGACAAAAGCCTCTCCACAACTAGAGTTCGGATACCCATATGCAACTGTACCAGCCGGTATACTGATAATATCACCATACATCGATGAAATATAAAATGATTTACCGAAAACATCAGTACTGTTTACTCTATCATAATCGCTTTTTCCAGTGTTTTCATAGTCACCAGCCAACGGATTTGCTCCGTCAACTAATTCAAACTCAAAACACTGATAAGTATAATTGCATTTCTTAAGTCTAATTTCTGATCCATCAATCAAGCCGTCACCATCGGTGTCAATTTTGAATGGGTCGGTAAAAATAGTATTGCCGTTGGAAAGTATCATTCCTTTATCTTCAAGAACATCATACAAACCATCTTCATCATTATCTACAGTTGACATTCCCGAAAAAAGTGTGATTTCCTCATAAGCTGCAATTAAATCTTCCGTTGTCGATGCTGTATAAACATTACCGTTGCCGGCATCACTTAATTTGTTTAATACCCTGTTAGATTTTCCATAACCAACACAATGGAAAATCACATTGCTATCTGAAATTAGCTTATACAAAGTATCGCTTACATTATCAGAAGGCTCACCATCGGACATAAAAATGGCTATTTTCATAGTATTAGCTGTATCATCAAAAGCGTCGATAGTAGCTTTAATAGCTTTACAATAATATGTACCACCTGAACTCTTGAGACCATTTAGTGCATCATATAATTTCTGCTTATCATTTGTCATTCCTTGAAGCACAGTTGCATTATTACTAAATTTTACAATTGCCAAACGGTCATCATTACGCATTGTTGCAATATAATTCTTGGTAGCTGTAACTGCAGCCGCAATGTCTGATGCACTCATACTGCCTGACACATCAATGGTAATAACCGTATCAACACTTTGAGATACTTCACCTTCTCTATAATCAGGTGCATTTCTCCAAGCATTAAACCAAGCTGCACTGTCAACAATCATATACTTGCTGAAATGAGTAGTAATAATGCTCGCTTTGCTGTTTTCTACGTCAAAAAATGTTTCAAGCTCGACAAATTCGTCCTTTTCTTCATTATACCACAAGAACATCAGATTGTCAAACTCTGTATCGCCTAATTTGCTCTTGTCTATGGTAAAAGTCAAAGTTGCGGTATCAAATTCTGATGATGTTTCAATCTCAAAAGGCTCGCCAACAAGACCTACTACTTCGGTGCAAAGGTAATGCTTACCCATGATACTTTCAACAGAAGTAGTTCTATTGATATTTCCCGTGCATTCCATATCAACTATAACTTCGGTAACGGCGCAGGCTTCATTCGTAACCTTATGAGTATAAGTCTGCTGAATTTTCTCCTTGCTGTCAATAATTCCGTTGTCATTTGTGTCCTGTTTCAGCGGATTTGTGCCAAGGATTATTTCATCGCCGTCCTCAAGTTCATCACCGTCCGTATCGGCAACAAGCGGGTCTGTTCCAAAATTGTTCACCTCAGAACCGTCAGACAAGCCGTCATTATCACTATCATCTATGTAGGGATAAGTATTATTCAAAAATTCATCAAGGTTTGTGAGTCCGTCCTCGTCAAAATCCTCATCAGCGTCACTAACACCATTTTCATCTGTGTCAGCCATAGTCGGGTCGGTGTATGTAACAAATACCTCGTAATAATCGCCAAGTCCGTCGCCGTCAGTATCTATATTATTAGAATCGCTGCCGAGATATTCTTCAATGCTGTCGGGCAAGCCGTCGCCGTCCGTATCTGCAAGTTTTTCCCAGTTATCGAAATCCTCAAAGAAATCCGGCAGACCGTTTCCATTTTCGTCTTTCATATACTGCCATTCATCTTTGGGAATATTAAGCGGCTCGGAAACTGTTCCTACAAAATCCGCTGCGTTCGTGCTGTAATTCGCGTTAACATTCGGGCAGTCGAAAACAATGCTGTCGGCGATAATGACAACGTTGTTGAGATTGAGGTTCATCGCCTTAACCTCAACGCTGCCGAATGGGTGCTGTCCAGTTTGAGGAACTGTGATTTTACAACGCTCTGCGGGAAGTCCTCGCCGTTCACCCGGATATACTTTTTTGTGGAACATACCACGTCAATCATTATCCCGATGATTTCGTTTATCCTGCCTTTCTGTGACGGGATGCTTTCGAGAAGATAATCATAACCGATGTTCTCCCGGATAATATCTGCGTAGTCCGTCCGTTCATCGGAAGAAACCATATTTGGAATTGAAGAATCGATCCTATCCATCAAATCAGCGCCGTCCGTTGGATTGATTGATAGAGGATTATTTTCTTTTAATTTATTATCTTTAGATTTATATAATGAGGGGAGGACAGATTTTTCAGAGCTTGCTCCGCAGTTTTTCGGGAGCAGTATGGTAAGTTCCTCGCCCGGCTGCTCCGCAGTTTCTTCGGAGCAAGCTCCAAAGTCGTTAATGGTGGTGTTTTTCTCCTGCTCAGTAGTTTCTGCGGAGCAGGGCTGCTGTGCGTCAATCCTGTTCTTACGTTTCTTTTCGTAGGACTGCACAGCAGCCGGTTTTATGGACAACTGATTTTTCTCTCCCTGTGAAATGAGGGTTGAGATAAGTTCAATATCCTCGATTATGCGAAAACAGCGCTTGGCGGGAAGTCCACGGTTCTTGCTTTCGATAAGCCCGGCGTCCACCAGATTCTTTATAGTCGTTTTGCTTTTTACAATCTTAATATGCTCTTCCTCAGCAGCAGCTACACTATACAAAGACTCATTTGGATTGTACATCTTTCTGGATGCCTCATTATACTGCGCCGTTTCATACGCATCCAGGAGCATATACTGACATGGGCCTCCTGGTACTTATATCATATAGCTGCCATAATAAAAGAAAGTGTCTGGATTATAGACAAGAGCTTCAAAGAATGTACCTGCTGTATTTGTCATACGCTCTACTAAAGGTTCGACGACACATGCCCACTGCACCACACAATCGGAGGTGACAGGAAGCAAGAGATCGTAGGCTTTCATTCCCTGTGATGCATAAGCATCTGCCAACTTTTTACCGACAGTTGTGCCAAACTTACAAGCCCCCACACTGGCAATCCTCGCATAAAGAGGCTTGAGATTGTCGGTGGTGCCGCCGAGACGATCATTCAAATCTTCGATAACTTGCTGAATAAATGTCTCGGATCCGCTAGGGGCATTATTGTAAGCCCCATACATAGGTAATTCAGCAGGTCCACTAGTTTTGTGGTAGATCTTGTCGCCACCACCAACTAAAGAGTAATCTGAACCTGGTATCTCATCGTCAGTGACCTTAACCGGAGAAGTATAAGCGAAAAGATTCATCCAATTCGCTGAACGGGTCTCAGCGTGTTCGGTCGTCTGTATGAACACATATGCATTGGAATCTATAGCAAAGATATTATTATACACAATGGTGCCAACTTTGGCCAGTGTGCTGCTGCCGATTGCGTCAGTTGCCGGATCTATAGTTCCGTCATCCTTTGTTGAAACATAAAGCGTAACACGCCAGGAATTAACTGCAACATTGCCGCTTTGACCCCAAGCGTAGCCATCGCCTGCCGCAGAAATCTGATATCCGTCGCCATCACCCCATACAGCTGCTAGAGCTTGGGGTGACAGCGCTGACAAAAACATTGCCAGTGACGCAGTTAATAGGTTTCATGAGTATTCTCCTTTCTGGGTAATAAAATCTTTGTTAATAATTAATAAGCCATTATGCTAAAAATTGAGCAATAGGCAAATTTATTAACAAAAAGGGAGAGCTTGAAAAAACTCTCCTTTTTGGTTATTCGATTTCTGGTTTGATGAATGTCTATACTATATTTATATAGAAAAAGGACGCTTTTCAATGAAAAGCGTCCTTTTTATTGGTTTGGGTATGATCTGCGTAAGTTATGCGGCACTACAATTCCTTTTGTAATGCGGGTTTATGGCTATATCCCTTTGATGTTACCTGTGAGCCGAGGCAAAAAACGGATTACAAACGCCTGCTTCGCAGGTAAAATTAACTTTTTCTACAAGCTGTGCGGCGTTCCCCGAACGGAGCGCCGCTTTTAAACATTTTTTCAAAAGCACTTGAAAAATTCCAGCCGTTGAGCTATAATAGATATAACTCATTGTCAGGAGGTAATTTTATGGCAGACCGTCCTAAGCTCCCCAAAAGCATAGTTGTGCTGAATATAATAATGGCCGTTGTGTTACTGGCGATATGCGCGCTGGCTGTAGCGCTGTTCGTCCAGGCGAAGGGTCTCGGCTGGAGCCTTCCCACTCCGGACAGCTCTCCGGTATCCTCTGCCGCTTCAAACGCTGACGCCGCCGGCTCGGACACCGCCGAGGCTTCCCATGACGACGGAGCTATCACCGTCCAGGCTCAGACCGCCGAGTAAGAAAGGAGCGCTATCATGGCTGTTGAATGTGCAGTTATCTCCGGAATATTCCTGCTGATGTCAGTGATCTTCTGGCGCAGGCACCGCATTCAGTGGGTGTGGGCTACACTCCCGCTCATGCTGGTTCCGCTCTCTTATTTCGTGACGATATCGGTTATTTCCCACCTGATGGACATCGACGTGAACGTACTCGCCGTAGTTGTCGTGCTTATCGCCGCCGTCGGTATTTCCTGCGTGTGGCTGGGGTTCGTTTCGAACGGCTTCAAGAGCAAAAAGACACGCGTCAGCTACATCACTATCGCTAATCTGTTCAACATCGCTCTCGCGCTGATACTCAGCGTGAACGTACTTCAGCACGCCCCGGAAAACGTCACCCAGCTCGTCTGAACGCCTGACCGACGTGCGCAAAGAGGATAAAATGACCGAAAAGGAAAAAATGATCTCTGGAAAAATATACGATCCCTCAGACAAGGAACTGACCCAGCTTAGGCAGAACGCCCACAGACTGTGTACTGAGTACAATGTGCTCCCCGAAACGGACGAAAAGCGCGGCGAGGTGCTGAAGTCACTCGGGATAAACGGGAGCGCGTTCTATTTACAGGGACCTGTGCAGTTTGACTACGGCTGTTTCACGACTATAGGTGTGAATTCCTACGCAAATTTCAACTTCACCTGCGTTGACTGCTGCCCGGTAACCATCGGCGACAACGTATTCATGGGGCCTAACGTATCCCTGCTTACCCCGATGCACCCTCTGCGCTGGCAGGACAGAAACCAGTACGCAAAACCGGACGGCACAATGACCGACAAAGAGTACGCGAAACCGATAACTATAGGAAATAACTGCTGGATCGCCGGGAACGTAACGGTATGCGGAGGCGTTACCATAGGCGACGGCTGCGTTATCGGCGCAGGAAGCGTAGTCACCCGGGATATTCCCCCGAATTCCCTGGCGGTCGGAGTTCCGTGCAGAGTGATACGCGGGATAACGGAGGCCGATTCCCTCGAGAATCACTCGGAACTGTTCTGACTATAATACAAAACGATCCCCGGACAGCGCGGCTGCCCGGGGATATTCACTGCATTAACTGCACTCTACTCTATCACCCCTACCTCCTCGGTATAGGGCGAAACATCGCTGAAAAACACCGCCAGCTTGTTACCCGGCGACCTGAATGTAAGTATATCCCCGGTGGAACTGTCGGCGGTCACGGTGCAGGCGCTGCCGTCAGCCTCGGTCTTTATCGTCAGCACGCCGTCCTTTTCGGAGGCGCTCCCGGCATTCTCACCGGCGGAATCTATCCCCTCGGCTATAAGCATGGGGAGTATCGTGTTTTCGCCCTCCCCCGCCGTGACGCTCAGTTCACCCAGGCTCGCTGTCAGCGTGCCGTTTTCAAGCTTCATCGTAACTCCGCAAAGCTCCTGCGGCTCTATGAAGCCGAATTCCCAGCAGCCCGGCTCGCTTCGCGTGACCTCCGCCCTGGCGTTGTTGTCGCCGAATTTTATCTCCGCCTGAGCCGTCCACGAGCTGGAAAGCTCCGGCGTTTTCGCCGCCGCAAACGGAAGCTCTCCCTGGCAGCCGCTCATCAGGAGCACGGCAGTCAGCGCCGCCGCGCCCGATATAATACGTATCTTCATGTAAAACTCCTCCCGTGTCATTTGTGGAAGGAGCCGCGCCTTACCCGCAGTAGACCTCCGGCAGAGCCGCGATAACGTCCGTCGGCAGAATGCTCTCAGCGGGCATTCGGTGCGTCAGAATATCCGCAGCCTTCCAGTGGCAGTAGACCCCGGCGTACGCCGCCCTGAACGGCTCTATTCCCTGCGCCGCGAACGCCCCGATGATACCGGTCAGCACGTCGCCGCTGCCTCCCTTGGAAAGCCCGCGGCACGCTCCGGAGTTCACGCACATCCTGCCGTCCGGCGAGGCTATTACGGTGTCCGCACCCTTCAGAAGCACGGTCGCGCCGTATCTCATCGCAAACTGCGAGGTCATGCCGAGCCTGTCTCGCTGTATCTCAGCCACCGGAACTCCAGTCATTCTGCTGAATTCCAGGGGGTGAGGGGTCAGGATCGTATCGCCTGTCCGCTCCTTCAGTACATCTATATTCGCGGAAATGGAATTTATGCCGTCCGCGTCGATAATTACGGGACAAGTCGCGCTGCGTATGACGAATTCGGTCAGCCTGCGGGTGTTTTCGCTGTTCCCAAGACCGCAGCCGACAAGCACCGCAGAAGCCGAATCAAGCTTCGGGCGGACAATTTTTTCGAGAGTATCTCCGGAAACGTCAGCGAAACCGTCGGAGGTCTCCGGCAGCGGAACGTACACCGCCTCATGAAGTCCGGCCGCGATTATCCTGACCGCACTTACCGGAGCAGCCGCGAAGTACAGACCTACGCCGCTGCGCAGCGCAGCCTGGGCGCACATGAATGCGGCTCCGTTAAAACTGAGGCTCCCGGCGAACCCCGCCAGTCTGCCGAACGTGCCCTTATGAGTATTTCTGCCGTGCGGCGGGAACGGTCTGCGGAGGGTCTCGTCAGTCAGGAACGCCACGTTGTTTGAAGCGAAGCAGTCCTCGCCTATTCCGATATCCAGAAGGTGGAGTTCCCCGAGGATATCTGACGCGGGAGCGTTCACCATTCCCTGCTTAAGCGCCGCAAGCACGAGCGTGTGCGTAGGCCGTAAGCAGCGCGTATCAAGTTCGCCGGTGTCGGAATTAACTCCGCTGGGCACGTCCACGGCAATGCGGTAACTGCATTTGTTGGCCGCCGCGATTATCTCCGGAACGTTCCCGCGAAGCTCCCCGTGAAAGCCGGTGCCGTAGATACAGTCTACCACGCACTCCCTGCCGCTGAACGCTTCGTCAAGCTGCTCCGGCTGGTACAACGGAGTTCCCGCGGGGAGCCGCCTGAGATTCTCAGCCGCGTCCGCGGTCTTTGGAGCACCGGAAACCAGCAGCACCGCGGCATTACGTCCGTTCTGCCTCAGCAGCCGGGTTATAACTAAGCCGTCTCCGCCGTTGTTCCCGGCGCCGCACATCACGAGAATATCGGCGCTCACCGGAATAGTCCCTAGGATAAATTCGGCGCAGCGGGTTCCGGCATTCTCCATCATCTGGTAGTAGGACGTTCCTGACTCATTGCAGCGGCGCTCCGCTTCCTTCATCTGCTGATTTGAAACAACGTACTGCATAGTTATACCTCCGTTAAATTTATAGGTCTAGTATATCACATTTTCCGCCGGGAATCAACCCTGAAAACTAAAAGCCCCGCGGAACACCACGGGGCTTGGATTATTCAATTTTAAGCTATTCAGTTCATCGGAATGTACCGCCTTTAATGATAATGCTTGTTGATCATCAGGTTTCCATCGGACTATGATCCTTTCGTAGATTTTCCTGCTGTAAATATGTGTTTCACGGCAATCACCTGCTTTACTGGTCTGTAAGATCTGAAGGGGTGATCTATGTAAACGCATATAGCGGTAAGATCATCTGCGGAGCCACGAGCCGAACTCTTTCGATTTGGCTAGACGCCGTGTTAAGCGAGGATTTGCACCTTCTGGGTCAGACAGCACCCGGTGCGTTCGTCGCTGGTAAAACTGTTTTCAGCTCCTGTCACGAGCCGCAGATGATGAAAACTGTGAATCGGTACTCTCCACCGGACTCGCTTCCTTTCTGCTTAAAGCTAAAATGGCGATTTCAAAAATCAGAGGTGCATCGGAACCTTTCCTTTCACGATACTTATTGAATTGAGTTGTTGAACTTAATTCATGGGAACTTACCTCTTTCATAGATTAGGATCGGATATTTGGTGAGACGTCAAGCGAAATTTACATCTAAAGCGTTTGTATTGATTTCCTTTCCTTGACTATATATTACCACATTCACTGTAAAAAGTCAATAGTATTTTTCAAAAAAATGCGTATTATTTGTGATTTTTAACAAATGCACAACAATCCGTCACCTGATTTACCAGATTTCAACAAACTTTCGAGTACTGCACTGCTTTTTTTCGCAAAGTCCTTGACAAATGGCCTGCTTTCTGGTATAATACTATTGTTGTCAATTCAACGACTCATTAGCTCAGGCGGTAGAGCACCTGACTTTTAATCAGGGTGTCCCGGGTTCGATTCCCGGATGGGTCACCAAGGAATTTATCCCCTTATAACGCAGTCTAATGCGGTGTAAGGGGATTTTTCTTTTCTGTATTTAAAACATAGCGTGAAAATGTACGAAGAATCATCAAAATACGCGTTCTAGGGGTGTCAAAGGGGGTGTCAGACTTGTTAAAAAAAATAATAATCCATTTTTACGAGAATGGCACTATCAAAACTTTACATGATATTTTGTGCAAAATGACGAAATCCCCGGAGTCAGCGCCCCGGGGATAAAAATAACCGCCCCAGCCTTGGCGAGCAGGAGCGGCGCAATCCGAATATTTCTATCCGAACCTCAACAAAGATATTATAGCAGATTTACGGCTGCTTGTCAACCTTTACGGAGCACCCAAGCCCCCGGAGCTTCGCGGAAACCTCGTCCGCCTTGCTCTGCCCGACGGTTATCTCGGCAGTGATCCTGACCTGCTTTTCCGGTGCGACCATCGCACGGAACCAGTCCATGTTCTTCCCGAACCTGGCGAGCCAGTGTTCCGGGTCGCCGTGGTTGGAAGCGTACCCACGGGCGCAAGCCTCCTTGTGGCTGATGATGTTTCCCGGCTTTATGGTCGGGTAGTTCTTCATGAGCCGCTGGCAGAGGTCAGCCGCAAGCCCGAAGGCCTCCTCGAAGTAGGCGCGGTCGTTCAGCGCGTCCTCCGCGATCTCAATCTGTATGTACGCCGGGGCGTAGTTGTAACTGCCTTTTGAGCCAGATCCGCAGCCCCAGCAGCAGACGTTCCATGGGAGCAGCTTAGCCGCTTTCACTTCGCCGTTCTTGTCCTTGCCTATGACCGCGTGCGGGCAGACATTGCTGTCCGGGCGGTCGAAGTAGTTTCTGTAGGGATTCGCCCCGCAGATTTCCGGCGCGTTGACGTAGCGCTTGAGGTTCGGATTGTTTGCGCCGGTGGAGTGGATTATGATGCCTGCCGGGCTGCCTGTCGGCATGGGGCGGGCGGCTTTGAACGCTCCGTTGTTCCGGGCGTATGCTTCAAATGTTATCGCCATCGTTGCTGTCCTCCTTATCCGTATTCGCCTTCTTCTCAATATCGCCCCTGATACGCTTCGCAAGCTTCATCAGGAACGGTGGGAGCTTCACGCCTATATCTATCATATTCTCCAGGACGGATATCACCTCGTTGCACATGAGCCACGCGCAAACGACGATCGCGCACACGAACGACACCTCAAGCTGAATCCCGATGTTGTTCGCAGCGTATGTAACGAGCCAGTCCATCACGCCGCCGACCACCACGAGCAGCCACATGCAGACCTTCTTCACGATTCCCCGGAACGACTTGTAGCTGCTTATCTTCTCGCTGCGGTACTTTGCCGCCGCAAGCCCGGTTCCGTAGTCTATAAGCTGGAGCAGCACCAGCAGCAGGAACGGCACGGCTACCACGCCGAGCCACGCGAACAGCGCCGAAAGCAGCGCCGTGAAACCGATTTTTTCAAGTTTGTCCATTTATTCCTCCATTCCCGCGAGCACCGCACGGAGCTGTGCCGCTTCTTCCTCAAGCGCCTTGAGCCTGCTCTTGTCCTCGTCAGTGCCGAGGCCTGCGACTATTGCCGCGAGCGGGCGTATTCTTGCCCGGTCGATTTCGGAAAATCTCCGGGATATCTTGGCGGCTCTGAGCCGATTTTCCCGAGCAGCACGCTGCTCGTCATTTTCGCGCGGTTCGATGATTTCATCATAATTCTGCGACATATGCGTATCCTCCTTCTACTGCCTTGACATCTGTTATCGCCCTCATGCTTGGGCGCAGGTCGAGCGGGTCGATATCGTTCGTGCTCCGTATCTGATAGAAACGCTGACACTTCTCAAGCTCGGTCACCGGGTCGGGCGGAACAAACGGAGTAGCGGCGCTACCAAGCTCCAACTTTGCCCAGTCAAGCTTTACGCTGCCGCGCGTCTGAAGTACAACACGTATCTTAGATGCTTCCGTAAGGTCTGACGGCATGGTAAAGGTAAGAACCTTATCAGCCTTCAGATTATAATGTGTAGCCGCAACTCCTGTCGTGGTCGTTCCTTCTGTACGCCATATCTGAATTAATGCAGGCTGGTCAAGCTCTGACATGCCTGCGCTAAACGTCAGGGTCTTTCCCGCAAAGCGCACTGGATTTTCAATAAACTGACACAGGTTAGCATAGTAGCCGTTCTTATCAAGAACACTGCCAGACAGGATATGAGTTTCGGCATTGTAAGAGCCGCTGTTTCCGCTGCCAACAATGGTCGAAATCCAATGGTCGACGGTAAAACCACCATCGATGGAACCACTAGCAACGCTGTAGCTGTAAATGTTCCCTCCGCGCTGATTTATCACAAAATTCGGATTTATCAGCAGGTTCGGATTGCTGTAATTCACCGCGTTCCACGCTGCCTTTTCAGTGGCGGTAACGTGGATATCCGAGTCAGCCGCGTGCGCTTCTATGGCGGCTCTGGCTACGCTGTCAGCACCCGAGCCGCCGGACTGTGTTGACGCCTTAAAAGGGCTCGTGCTGTAATCGCTCCCGATGAGCTGCACCGAGCCGGTGCCCATAAGGTACACCGTACCGTTCGCGCCGTAAACGCCAACGGACTGCCCCGCAGGTATGCTGACCGTGCCGTCAGCTCCCGCAGATATGCCCGGAGCTCCGGAAGCGTACACGGTAGCCGTGCCGTCGTTGCGCAGCCAGGCGTTTGTCCCACCCGAGTAATCCGCCCTGATTTCCGCGCCCGAAAGCGCTATCGTCTTTGATGTCATGATTTATCCCTCCAAAAGTACCTTTTTGCCGTTGTAATAAAGCCCATCTGCCTTTGCCTCAAGCTTTCTGCCTGTATCATCGGTCGTGCTGTATATAGCCCATCCTTCGTTTGTTGCTTCAAATCTATACGTAATGTTTTTGCTGTTAACGAAAGAAAGTCCGGATGGTCTAAGATAAAACTTGCCCCTTTGGTAGACCCACAGTCGTGTAGTATTATCCACCTCAATCATTATGCTTTTTTCACCTTGGTTATCGAGAATAATCATGTTGCTACCGGAACTAAGCTCTACAAGCTGCTTGGGGTAGTCTGATGAAATAGTCAGATGCGACGCGTTAGTCCCGCTCAGCATAAAGCCATTACTAGCGCGCTGAAGAAACGCCCACCATTCGCCGTTCTGAAACATACACAACCCTTGTCCGTCCTGCACCGCGGCATACGAGGTTTGGGTCGGGGACACAAGCTTTTCAGCAGTTCCTCCTGACTGACTGAGCTGCTTCCTCAGCTCGTCTATCTGCTTTTCTGTCTGGGATTTGGGCTGCGTGCGCTGCCTTGATTCTGTAGAAGTCTCCGCAGAATAGGCCGTCGCCACGGATTCCTCCACCGCTGATAGGGACGAGGGCATGCTGCATTTTATTGTGTGCTGCCCCCGGTACCTCCAGATCTGAGAGGTGATCATGCCCGTTGCGTATCCCCGGTCGGTATCAATAGCGCCGCCCCGCAGCCGGACATAATCCCCGATCTCAAGAGCAGGGTCGCCGGTGAAGCTCGAATCAAAAACGCGGTTCAGGCATTTGTACATCTGCAAAAGTTCGTTGTTGAGCACCGCCGCGACAACGTTGTCGGAAAGCTCCGCAAGCAGCGGATTTTCGTTCAGTTCCATGACCGCGAGCTTCTCGCTGCCGCCCGCTGATATCTCACTTGTGGAGTACACCGCAGCGCCGTTTCGCCTGGTGAACAGCTTCGCAATGCAGGTCGTATCGTCCGAGAAATCCGTATTGAAGCGGATATTCCCGGCTATTTCACGCACCGGGACTATTACTCCGCCGTCGTTCCTCTCACATGTGAGCGGCACGAATTCCAGCTCGTTGCTGCGGCTGATTCTCGCAAACGAAGCGGTCATCATGCCTACATACATCAGCAGGTCGCGTTCTGTCTGGATACGCGCCGTGTTTATCTTCGCGGTCTGCGCCGCGTTCGGCAGCGCTTCAAACGCCGTCTGTGTCATTCCAAAGCTTAACCCGGCAGCAGTACACGCGCCGCACACAAGCTCATACAGCGTGCCGGAGCGCTCGGTCGCCTCCACATCGAACAGTGCCATTCCATCGAACGCGGAAAGCGTTACCGTGTCGTTCCGGCGCTTTATCGACGAGCCGTCCACATAGAAGCGCCCGAGCGGCACCGTCTCGGACTTCGCAGCCTGCATATCGCTGTCGTGGTACAGAATGAACGCGAGCCGTATCGCCGCGCCGTCAAGATCGCTGGTCTTACCCGCGAAGCCTTTCAGGGAGCAGGAAAGCTCCCCGGAGTACACACCGCCGGGGCGGAAGTCTCCGCGGCCGTTCATTTTCTGCGTTATAGAAAGGGAACCGGCGGCAATATTGTCGTCGGTCAGGTGAATTATAGTGCCGTCCCGGAGCCTTGCCGCGCCGCTTATCCCGGTGTACCGGACCGGCGCTTTTATAAGCTCCCTATAGGTATCTGAAACATTGTACATATCAATACTCCGTGAATGACGTGGTGAAGCTCCACCAGCTCTTTTCCGGGTCGGAAGGCTCCCAGCGGAGCACCTCCGGCTCGCGGGTAGGGTCGGCGTAGCACTCCATCGTGCTGAACTGAACGTCGGCGGGCTGGTTGATGTCGAAGAACCTGACCTGTATCTTCGGGGGCTTGATAGCCTCGCGTATCTTCCGCAGGTCAGCCGTCTGCACTATCCAGGTGAACGACATCTTCCGGACGTCCGACCTGATTATGTCGCGTGTCGCATACATTGATTCCGACCGCCCGGAATTTTTGCTGTCGTAGTCCTTATAGAGCGGCTTGAAGCTGCTTGGCGTGGGCATTTCTACGCCGTCTATCTTTATGATCGAGGCGGTTTTCTCGGACATTGTTCCTCCTTTCCGGATCAAACGGATCATATTGCAGTTTATCCCAAACGTCAATAGCCGTTTGAACGGGTCTGCTCATTGTTCTGATACTGCGTTGTGTTTTCCGCTATAATTTGCCCGTCCAGGTCAATATAGTTGTGGAACTCTATTATCTGCGGTGCCGCCGAACTGTCGGGGAGCTGAACAGGACCCGTCATTGCTCCTCCGCTGTATACTGCGCCCGGAATGCTGCTCTGCTGTGCGGAATAATCAGCGTAATCGTAGCCGCGCACCTGCCCTGTTTCCTCAAGGGACTGCTGCAAGCCGTAAGCGTAGGCGATACTCAGCATATCACCGTATCCGTTATCGTCGAAGAACTTCTGCTTTGCGCTGTCGGTAAGGTAATCATTTTTGACGGAGTTCAACGCGTCTGCCGCATTCATTCCCCGCTTCAAGCGTTCCAGGAGCGCGGAGTTCATGTCGTCGTACAGCGTTTCAAGCTCGCCGGACATCTGGTCTATCTTCATTACGTCGGCAAGGTCGTCAATAGTGATCTGACCCGTGATGTATTTAAAGAAAAAATCACCCGTGCTTGTTGCTCCGACAGACATCAGCTTATCCTGAAAGCTGTACAGAGCGCTCCCCAGGCTCATGAATATTCCGTCCCAGACCTTGAAAGCCGCCTGCTGTATCGGTGAGGCGAACGATTCTACCGAGTTCTGGATACCGGTCAGGAAATCCTCCACATCACGAAGCGCCTGCTTGTGCTCTTCCGTGTTCTGGTCTGTTCCGAACGCCTGATAGAGCGTACTGCCGATATCGTTCCAGAACCTGGTCCAGTCCTCGCCCCAGAGCTTTTTGATGCTTTCGTTCCACGCAAGGAGACTGTCATACTGTTCCTGCCCGGAGCCGAACACAGCCGACCACATCGTACTGAACCCCGTCCCGATATCCCCGAAGGTAGTCGAGAACGTATCCGCCAGCCCGTCCAGGCTGAAATTATTCAGCTCGTCCATGCTGTTGTTTACGCCTGCGAGATCGTCGGTCAGCCCCGCGATGGAATCCTGCGCGGATTCCGCTCCGTCGACTATCGCGCTGAAATCCACGCCGCCGGTGCTGCTGCCGGAATCGAATATGTTCAGCGTGTCGATGTCCGCGAGCTTTTTCTTGGCAGTATCCGCACTCTTGCCCAGCCCCGCCATGCTGTCAGAAAGGCTGTCCGTGCTTTCGGCTGCCTTGTCGGCTCCGGCGGCGGTATCCTCCATCGCAGCGCCTTCGGATTCGTTCATCTCCCGGGCGGTCGCTCCGACCGAAGCCACGATAGACAACAGTCCCGCCAAAATAACTAGCCACCCCGCCGCAGCCTTCATTATATTCGCGCGCTTTGCTTCCTTCGGAATGAGGATATTGAGCAGGCTGTTCCACTTCTCGTTTGCGGCAGTCCACAGAGCATGCGCCTTAGTCGCCGCCGGAATCGCTACAGCGGCGCCCACAGCTATCCCGAGCATTGTTTTCACGCTCGGCGACATGCCGAGCAGGTACTGACCCGCGCTGTTCAGCCCCTCGCCGAGCGATACGACGAGCGGCGTTATCAGCTCCAGACCGCCGCGCGCCATCGTCAGAAGCGAAGTCGCGGTCGGCAGGAGCTGCGTTCCGAGGTCGGCGGTCATGTTCTCAAGCTGCGCCTTTGCGGTCGTCAGCGAGCCGGAGAACGTGTCGTTTTCCCGGGCGTAGTTCCCGGCGGCGTACTCCGTCTTGTCAAGGAACATCTGCATTGCCGCGCTGACCTTCTGCTGCGTGGTTTCGAGCTTGCCGAGCCCCTTTTCCTGCGCGTACGCCTGGAGGGTCGTGTCGTTCATGGCAACGCCGAGATTGTCCATCATTGTGAAGTTGCCCTTTGCCGCGCCGGTGACGGCTTCCATAGCGTCCTTGACGTCAACGCCCATGATGGAAGCCACATCGGAAGCCCTCTGCATGACCTGCTGCGACATCGCCGAAGCGTACCCGGTATCGAAGCCGGAGCCTTTCAGCAGAGCGCCCATCTTGTTTGCCTTCGCAAGGTAGTCAGATTCCGACAGCCCCATGTCCTTGTACGCGGTTGCAGCGGCTTTCCTCATGGATTCCGCATGTTCCGAGAACACGACCTCCACGCCGCCGAGCTGCTGCTCAAGCTCGCCGCCGGACATTATGCTGTCGCCGATTATCTTTCCGATACCGAGCGCCGCAAGCTTGTGCCCGAGATTCGTGAAGAAATTCCCGATATCATCGGTGGAACGTCTGGACTGCTCCTCCAGGTCGTCCAGCCTTCCTATTACATCGCCGATGGCTTCGTTGAACTTCCGGTCGTTCGCGGAAATGACTATGTTCAGCTCCTCAACGGTCATGACCCGCCTCCTCTCTGTAATGCTGATTGTGGACGGCCGCTATCCTCGCCATCGCCGCCTGCGAGCGCTTCCAAGCTGGAGTATCGTCCTGCATGAGCGCCCCGAAATGCCGCTCCGGGGTCTGCGGGAAGCTCCTCGGAGCATTCGTAGCAAGCCCGGTCAGGTACGCCGTATGCCAGGCGAACACCGCGCGGCTCCGGGCTTCATCAGTGCGGCGCTTCACGGCGGAGCTGTTCAGGTCGCAGAGCTCCGCCGGGGTGAGGTCGTAGAACTGCTCCGTATAAGCGCCGCAGTCTACCGCCGTTTTTCTTAGCTGGGCTATCAGTTCCCCTGCGCTGCACGGTCGAGGAGCTGCCCCTGGATTTTTTTTGCGGCTTCTACGGCTGACTTCGCGATGAACCCGCCGTTCTTCAGCGCGGTCATGACGACCTCGGACGCGTCCTCTATGGTGCCGCCGTTATCGACGAACTCGTCGTACGCGTCGCACGCCTCGCTATGCGAGATATCTGCGCCGCATGCGATGAACCGTGTCAGCACTCCGACCCTCTGGCAGCGGGAAAGTCCCCGCAGCAGGTCGCAGTCAAGCTCGGATTCGAGCTTCTCAGCCCGGCGCGCAGTGAAGCGCAGCTCAAGGCTCTTTTCATCAGATATTTTCAGATATGCTCCTGTCATGTGTTGCCTCCGTTCCACTCAAGCTTGCTTTCAAGCGTAACGCTGAGAGTGTACTTCATAGCCTCGCCGACGTTGCCGCCGTTAACGTACACGGTGGGCTTGCCCTCCCATGCGTAGGAAGTGTTGTCGGGATAGTTGAGCTTCCACTTTATCTTCGCGCCAGCTTCCTCAAGCTCCTTGAGCTTTGCGAAATTCT